TTGTAATCCGCTAGAGGGTCAACGTCACCAGCGGTGCCGTCGATCTGATTGCGGGTAATACGCTGCGGTTGGCGAGGCACGTTTGGATCAGCAGTACGCGCGGCCACGTTAGGCGGCGGCGGTCTGTATCCGGCACCAAGTTTGTTGACGGGCTCTGTCACCCCACCACCATGCGCTGCCCTTTATAGTACCTACGCAACACCGGAATTTGCAGCTTGATCTGTTTGAGGTACTGCAAGACGCGCGCCCCGTAACCTGAGTTTGTGGCACTCGACGTCGTGCCTATGGACTGCGACAGCCCGTCAAGCGATAGGCTGAGAGTTGCGATACCAGCGCCAGCGATCAAGTCACCGAAAATGTTGAACGGGCCAAAGGATGCGAACATGCCGATCACGTCCACGATATTGCGAGGCACTTTACCCAACGCAAACCCAGCGGTGTACGACACTTGGAAAAGCTGCGGCAGATACGGCAGACCGCCGTACAACGCTGGCAAGAAACCGCCGCCCGTACCGATCAACACCTCGCTCAGTGTGCCCGCCGTGGGCACAACTTGTATGTGCCCCTCTGCTGCGTTCACTCGCAGCCATTCGTTAGGCCACACGATCACGTTCTGGCCAGACGGATACTGCACGCGAAACTCTTCCACGCTAAGTACCGGCGCGTTGTCGAGTTTCAGAAACGCGTACGCGCCAAAATCGGCGCGGTAGTAGTCGTGGTTTTCGACAAACACGGTAGGCAGGATAGGTATATCCAGTTCGTGTTCTAGCCACCGAATTGCGGTCAGGATGTAGTGCGCGAACGTCGCGTCCGAAAGTTCATTCCCACGATCGTCTCGCGTGTTGACTCCGAAAAGGTAGCGGGCTTTCAGTTGCGCGACAGTGAGCAAGTCGCGGATCGCTAGCCCCGTGCCCTCAATCTCCACGCTCGGTTGCGTAAGTTCGCACTGCCCACCGATCACGCCCATGTAACGGAAGCGATAGAAGTACGACGGATCGCCACGCCGATCGAAATACTCCATGCTCGGCTTGCTCGCCTCAAGTCGTACCCGCTCGCTTGGCGAAGTGACTTCGACGTACGCGATGCCGCCGTCTGTAGACCGCTCCACGATCAAGTGCGTGTATCCGGCACGAATGACTTGCGCCACGTTGTCGTCAGTGGTCGTGAGTCTGATCACCGTGCCGAAACGCTCGGCATTGATGCTCGGGTTTGCGCCTTCCGCAAGCGACACTTGCAGTTGATTGCTCACGGCACTTCCGCCAATCCGTTGCGCGGATCCAACCCCAATTGCAGGTTGCGCTTCACGCCGCTCTTAACAGATTGAAACTTTTCGATGCGCTGTCGCTGCGTCGTATTGCGAGGCAACTTGTCGATTGCGCGGTACGCTAAATCCTCTGCGCGTTGATCGTGAAAGCCATCCTGCACAGCCCTAATCGTGGCATCGGATACAGCGAGTGACGCCCCAACAGCGTCGACCTTGCGTTCAACGGATGCCGAAGACGCTGTGATCAACTTCGACGTGTCGGCGCGATACGAGGCATGCGACAGTTGGTGCTCGTCGTGCGCGGCCATATCCGTTTTGGTCGCCAGCGACGTAGCATATACCAGCGCAGCGATCACGATCGACACAACAGCCGTCAACGCCTTCCACGCGGTAGACCAGGACAAACTAACCCCGGTGCTATCGACGTTGACAGCCCGCCGCTTGGCGGGGCTGTCAGGCGGATATGATTCGTGCGCCGACACCAGCACCTCCGGTTTACGGATGCGAGATCCGTGTGATCACTACGGTCACAGTACCAGCGTTCGTGATGAGGCTAAGGCCATCCGTCGCGATGCTTTGCCCGCCGCGATTGCCCGTCGCATCAGGCCGCACCATGAATGTCAGCTTCTGACGCGGCACCTCTGCCAAGTCGACAGGCGTGCACGGCGCAGCAGCAACCGCCGCTGGCAACACGCCGAAAGCGCCTTGCCGGATCCACAGCAGAGCAGCCCCTGCGATAGTCTGCGTCGTGATCATGTACCTGCCCGGCACCAGCTTCGCGGGCAACGCCACAGCCACACCAGACCCGACAGCAGCCAGTACGACGCTCGGGCCAATGTGCTCTGCGTAGTAATGCCGTAGGTCGTCTGCGTGCGCGCTCACGACACCACCTCGACTGCGCCGTAGATCGCAGCATCCACGATCGGTCGCAGTTCATCGACCGACAACCTGCGTTGCGCGCTTGAAAGTTCGACGTTGTGCTGCGCTGCGACGCGAAGCATTTCAGCCTTGGTGACGATCGCTTGCAGGTCTGGCCCTTCCACCGCTTCTTCAGCAGCAGGCTCCGCTTCCACAGCGACCGGCGCAGCAGCGACGATCGGCTTGGCCGACTTGGTGGACGGCTTCGCCCACCCCTGCATCGTGAGCACCATCGCCGCGTGTTCATCGGCCATGTCGAACACGCCGTCTGCGTCACCGTCGTAACTGGCAGTACGTACGGATATTGCTGTACCCGCGTAAACTCGATTCTGAACGCGCATGATCAAACCTCACAAACAAGTTGGGGCGGCGAGCTTGCCGCCCGTCGCCCCAACTCTACACCACAAGCAGTGGTTACAGCGAACCAGCCGCGCGACCGATGTTTTTGATCACGAGGTTCTTGGCGGGCGTATACATTTTCACGCCTCCCATGAGGATCTGACTCCAACGAATCGACGTGTCGATCGCAGCCAGCGGGATGCGAGTCATGGGCAGAAGCTGCGCCCATGAGAAGCTGCGCTGATTCTGCATCAGCACGAATCCCTGCGACGTGCCGGGGATATCCGCGTTCAGGTCGGTGACAACCTGCGTTGCGCCCGTGCGCGCGATGCGAACCATCATGCGCGCCGTACCAGCCGCGCCGCCTGGGGTGCTGCGGTAGATTTCGTAGAACGTGGGAGCCTGCCCGTTGTCCTGAATCGTGAATGTCACGCCGTCGCCAGCGACCAACGCAACACCAGCAGATACGACCGGCGCGCTCAGACCGAAGCGGTTGCCCGCGACCACCTGATAGATGTACGTGCCTGCGTCACCCGCGATGAACTGCGAGGCAGGGTTCGCGCCAGCAGCCGGTGCGACGATGATCGACGGTGCGTTGGGGCGGCGATCGGTCTTGCCGACGCCGGTCGCGGGCACGTCTGGTCCTTCTTGGATGAAAACGTGATCGTGCAAGTTGATCTTGCCGTGTTGGCCTTGAAACGCCGTGACGGTCGCGCCAAGCACGCCTGGTGCGGGAGCAATCTGGAAGCGCTGCCGGTCGTACACTTGCTTGCTCAGATCCGAGAACGCGCCGGTCGAGAAGTACGCGTCCGTCGCCATGCCGAAGTTGTCGCGGATACGGAGCAGCATGTCGTTCAGGCGATCTTCGTTCAGCGATGCGCCGCGCAAGTCGACCACGTTGGCGGGTGCGCCGTCGCTGATCAGCTTGAAGAGCCCGTCGAACTGCTCGGGGATCATGGTGCTGTCACCGAAGAACAGCGCGTTCTCGCAGTTCTTCAGAAGCTCCATCGTCTTGTTCATCGTCTCAAGCGCAATGACAGATCCCGCGCTCGATCGGATAGTGTTCGCCTGCATCGTAACTCGCCCGGTTACGCCGAGATATTTTATTAACATCGTCACGCGTTGATAGGTCGAGTCCTCTTCTTCTGGAAGGTCTCCCTCTCCAACGAAGCCGAGATTGAAGCGCCGCGTGCCGCCCTTGCCGTACGAGATCAAGCGATTAAATTCTTCGACGGTGTTCGTTGCAGGAACCTTGGCGATGCTCTTGAAGAGCTTGATCTCGTCCATCTCGAAAGTCAGATTCTTCATCTGACTTTCAAGTGATTCCGTTCGCAAAGGAAATCCAACGCCAGCGGCGACGCCGGGATCGTTGACGTCCGATCCGGCGACAAGCGCCTTGCGCAGTTCCGCAACGTCGTCAGGGTTCGCGGTTCCGTATCCGCTGTAGTCTCGGTAGTCTTGGGCAGAAACAAAGTTGCCTAGCATTGGGATCTCCTATTTCGATCGTGTGAGTGGGTTGTCGCGGCTCAGTGGTAGGCGCGAGCAACAGCGCTCTCGCTTGGGTTCTTGGCGTGGAAGTCTTCGACGGCTTGCAGCACGGCGGGCGCGCATACGTTGCCGCCCTCCAGCAAGCCGATGGCTTCGACGGTGCGTTGACCTTCGATATGCCGAATCCCCTTTTCGAGATTCATGTAGGACATGGTGGAGAGGATCTCAGACTTGCTGAGTTTGGCACCACCACCGCGACCGGCTTCGCCGGGCATCGACTTGTGCAGCGCTGCTGCGCCGGTCACGCCGCGCGGCGCGTTGGGGGTGCGCTCCACAAGGTTCAGACGCGTCCCAAGCGCCTGCACCACAGCAGCGTTGCTCTTCAGCAGACTGCCCATTTGGTGCAACGCGCCTGCGAGTGCGCGGTTGACCGTCGCCTGCGAGCCGAAGCCCTTGCGCAACGAACCGTTCACCTTGTCGATCTGATCCGCAGTGCGCGCGGTGAACGATTCAAGGTATGCGCTGACGTCGATGGTATCCGCCAAGTCGGAGTCCGATCGGTACTCGTCCATCGACTTGCGCAGCGTGCGCTCCGACGCGGACTTCTTGGCCTTGCCGCGCATGCGACCACGCATGCCGCCCGACATTTCGCCGTCGCCGTCGTTGTCGTCGTCTTCGCCCTCTTCGTCGCCGTCAGGCTCTTCGTGATCCGCGAAGCCCAGCAGGCCGTCATTCATGGCACTGATCTGACTCGCGCTGAATCCGAGATCAGCGAGCTTGCCGATCATCAGGCGATCCAGAGCAACGTCACCCGGATACGAGCCGCGACCGCCGCCCTTCTTGCCGTCTTCATCAGTCGTACCAGAGTGCTCCACGCCGTTGCTGTCGCCCTTGATCAAGTCCACTGCGTCAGCAGCCTTGATCAGATCCTCAAGCGCAGAGTTCAAACCGTCCACGGTCACGTCGTTGTTCATCAGGTTTACCTTTCTACAGTTCAGTCGCGGGGTAATGTTTCGCTGCATATCCGACCACGCGTTCTGCGAGTCGTACGGAAAGTTTCGGGTGGACCATGCGGAGAAAATGCACGGCTGCGCTCTTGCGCATTTTGCGCTGCTTGCGCTTCTTGGGCATGCGCGGCCCAGCGTTCGCAATGCCCTCCAGCGCCTCTGGCTCCAGCGCCGCTGCGCTGCCTGCCTCGCCACTGGGCGTGCCTACCGACAGGCTCTTCGCCAGCACGTCCAGCGACGTCTGCGTGTTGACCGGGCAACGCGTGATTGCGACTTCGCGGACCACTGCCTTGCGAACCTTGCTCGGGTCGCGTGGGTCACGCTCGATAATGCCGCCCTCTACCGAGAAGCCGAGTCGACGCCCACTGCCGCCCTTCGCCAGACCCTCTGCAATGCCCCACAGCTTGTCGGCCCGTGGGTTGCTACCTTCCGGCAGTAGCTCGCCCTCTACGTACCAGCCCGCGTGCCCGTCCGCGAGTGTGTCGAGTCGCGCCGCAGTCGGATACCCGACAAGCGAGTCAGAATCGCCAGAGTGATTGTCGTTGAACCAACCCTTTGCGAGAAAGTGACTGAAGTCCAAACCCTTTTGGATCAGTGTCTCGCCTTGGCGATCCATGTGATCGGTCGAAACGTATCCGCCGATGAAACGGCCAGACCGTCCATCGATCTTGGACTTCGACAGCGCGTCACACTCAATCTCGAAAGCGAAGTTGGGCATAAAATCAAAAAGGGACACGCCTGCACTAGCGGTGCAAGCATGTCCCTCTCTCTGCAACGCAGAACGGACCAGCAACGCCATAATGGAACGGCGAACCGCGCACTGTCAAGTGCGCGTATCGCAATAGGCGAGAGTCGCGGCTACGTCCGCTCACGAATGACCAAACGCGGCGGCGCGGCCTTGCGAAGCGCAGTGGCAGTCATGCTGCCGATGATCACGCCGCGCTTGCAGCGCGCACAGTTGATCTCCACGTCGCCGCCCTTGTGCAACACCACAATGCGCGTTGCGAGCTTGACCTTATCCGAGTTGGCAACGACGTGGCCAATCGACGCTTGGCAGTGTGGGCACGTTGGCATGCTCAGACTTCAGGCAACACGACACCCAGCACTTGCCCGTAGTGCATCACGTCGTGCGGCATGGGCACGTCGTGCGTGATGCACGCGCGTATCGTGCACAGCCACATGCGCTTGATCTCTGCTTGGCTGTGCTTCTTAACCAGTTCGATCTGATTCACGCCGTCAGTCAGAAACTCCAACGCCTTGCGCGCAACGTGCGCGTTGGGCTGATCGCAGAAATATCCGACGTCCAGCTTCGTGCCGGGCTCCATGTAGTTCGTGCCCAGCGCGTCCAAAACATCCGTCGTCCTGCTCATCGCATCCCTCCAACGTGAACCACGAACCGCCTCGCGTATCGCGCCGACTTGGCAACCAGTTCTTGCGCGTAGTGCACCGATTCATCCAGCATGCGATCCGCAAGCGGATCATCGTTTTTATTCAGCGTGGACGTTGTGCGTGCGCTGGCAACGCTCGCAGCCACGAAGTCATAATCCGTTGTCTCGGGCTGCGCGTTCTGCGCGATGTTCAGGAACGCTTCGACGGCAGTCATTTTCGCACGGCTCTGCATCAGTTGCGAACGCTCTGCATTGCACGGCGATTCCATACTGTACTCGCCCGTCTGCACGGTCACTTTCTTGCCCTTCTTTTTGCCTGCCACCGGGATCGTGATCTCTTCTGTAATGGGGATATCGACTGAGGTAGTGAAGCGCTTCACTTCAACCAAGAAGCGGCGGTCCTGCATCATCTTTCGCTCAAACGGCGAGAGGTGCTGCTGAATGATAGTGTTCACCACGTCGCTCTGTTGCACCGCTTCAGGTGGGATATACATGCGTTTGAGTTGCTGAAGGATGCGATTCCTAGTGGCACCATCGCCCGCCGCAGCAATCGCTTTCAAGCGTTCGCGCTCTTCCGGGTCGCCCCAGTAGCCGTGCGCTTTCAGATCAGCAAGCGTCGACTCTTGCAGACCCTGTATCCGCTCAAGTGAGCGCTTCGCAAAGTACGCCTCGATCAGTTGGTCCGGTGCGCCTTCGCCAAGTTCATCTAACTTCTTGCGGTCGCCTGGGTCCAACGTGTCGAGTGCATCGTTGATCGCGGCAAGCGCCGTCGTGTGATCGTAGTCCTTGATCGACGCGCCTTTTTTCTCTTCGTTGGCGCGAATGATTGCGTCGATCTTGTCTACGATCGGCTTGGCTTCACGCGACGTCGCAGCGGGCAACATGCGCGCGGCGCGCGTGATGCGCTGCCACTCATCTAGCGGCGAGAAAAGAGAGTCGTACATCGCCAAGTGCGCAGCGGGCCAATTCAAACCTACGTTCGCTGCATCCGACGCGCACATGAATTGCGTGTTGTTGAACACGTACTGCTGTTTATCCGACAGCGGCACAGTAGCCACCCAATACGGCTTCAGCAGACCGCGCAGTTCCGATTCATGGCCTTTCATCGTCGTGCCGCTAGAGGTGCGGATAAGGCGCTCCAAGTCCTTCACACGTTTGCTAGTCTTCGCATCCAACGCGCTTTCGTAAACGTAGTTGGGCACCACAGTACCCTTCGGGCCAGCAACGCCCATAACACGCATGGGCACCTCCAACTCAAACGACTCTTTTTTACCCTTCGCCTTGTCGTGCTTGAGATCCAACACAACGTCCGTGCGGAACGCTGCCGCAATGTTCTTGCGTTCGCTGCGGCCCCACCCCTCGGCAATGACACCAAGTCCAGGCGGCTTGCCGGTGGTGCCGTACAGCGTGCGGTGCACGAACATGCTCACGCCAGTGTCCTTGCCGAACTTGTCCTGCTTGTGCCGGAAGATTTCGCTGTTCAGGTTGCGCTCACCCAGCGTCGCGCCCTTGCCCATGTACGTCACAAAGTATTTTTTCGGCGTTTGCTTGCGGTCGCCTTCGCCGGATACGTCCGCGTTGCCCAGCGCTTCGTTGACGTCTTGGAAACCCATTTGCCGCAGCTTGGCTTCCATCGTGCGCATGGATGAACCAATGCGGTTGCCGAACAGAATGAACTGCGTGTCGTTGCCGCCAGCGCCCGTGTGCTTCGCCAAGTTGTTCTTGATCCAACCTTCCAACGCATCCGTCTTCGCGTTGTTATGCGTGACCACTGCGTCGTACTGCGCTCGCTCGTGCCTACGCTCAAGACCACGTTGGATCGTGTGCTTTTCGTGACCGACCTTGGGTGCTTGATTACGAACGCCCTTGCCCTCATCCCACAGCTTAGGCTTCTTGCGTTCCTCGCCAGTATCCGGGTTCCAAATCCTGTCGTTGTCTTCCGGGTGCTCAGTCCAACCGGCAGCCTTCAATTGCTTGACTGTTTTCTTGTCGTCGCTGTCGCCAACGTCTTCGCCCTCTTCGCCAGACGTGTCCATGCGCCCGGTGTGATCCCAGTCAGACGACGCATAGAACATGCCCTTGGCTTTGGCTGTCGAGTCGCGCACGAACAGCGTGCCGTTGGGAACAACGCCAATGTGTTCGTGCCCATGCTCGTCTGTGAACTTGTATGGGATCGGTTCGATCACGCCGCCAGTTTCCGCCTGCGTGCCGCGCGCGATCATGCCCTCGGGACCGTAGTCCTGATTCAGAACCTTATCCGTCCACTTCTGCCCAGTCACTGTGGTGTACGTGCGCTCCTTGATCTGCTTCAGAATCGTTGGGTCGATCTTCGTGCCTGCAAGTGTCGAGTAGTCTACGCCAAACAAACGCTCAGAGTATTTTTGCAGCGCCTCAAAATATCCGCCGTGGATTTTCTCGTCAGCCACGTCCTGAATAGACGGCCACTTGCCGTTCCACCCAGTTTTCTTGTCCATGATTTCTTCATAGCTGGGCAACTTGAATGTGCGCGGCACTGTGGTGATCGTCACCTCACCGCGCTTATTCGTGAGCGCAACGGACGCGTCGTATTGCAATTCCTCGCTTGCGTCTGGGGCTTTGTACGCCGCGCAGTTCGCGATGCCACGCGCGCGTGCAACAGACGCCTTCGCCTCTTCGCTCAGTAGCTCTGTTTCATCCAACCCAAGGCTCGCGCTCGATTCAAGCGAGGTGCGATCCTCGTCTGACATTTGCGCCATCGCAGCGCGGTACATCACCGCCTGCATGCCGGTCATGTGCGCGGGCTGGTTTTCGTCCAGCAACACCGCTGGCATGTTCTGGCCTTTGACGTCCGTGGTGTTTTTCACGTCGAAGTATTGAAACAGATAGCGTGCCAGCTTGCCCGCACGCATCGGATTCAAATCCAACTTGCGCGGATTCTTCACGCCCAACGCACGCTGCGTTGCACTCGCGACCAGATACTCGTTTTCAAACTGATCTTCGGTGCCGAGATCAACAGCGCCCGCCGTGATCAGACGCAGCAAGCGAGGCACCGTGTGCAGCGTGTTATTGACCGGCGTGCCTGTCATAGCCAGGAACAGCTTCATGTGCGGGTTCCACCGCTCGACAGCTTTAGATACTTCGTTGTCGTTGGCGATCTTGTGCGCTTCGTCAACCACCATGCCGTCGAACAGACCAGTCGCGAGCAACGCTTCAGAGTGATCTCTGAAATACTCGTACGGGCAAACCAGTTCGTTGTTTGTGTCGTTGAACGGATCCCACATACCAGGACGCTTCTCTATTTGATCCTTCCAATGCTGAATCACTTTCTTGCGGAACGCCTCGTCAGTGTCCTTTGCACCGCGCGGCGGCAGCTTGGGTAGCTGCTGTGCGCCTGCAAGCGTCGCTGCGCCTGCAAGCGTAGGAACGTATCCGGCCCGTTGCTTGAATTCTTGAAACCAGTTCTCGGCAGTGTTCAGCGGCACTACAATGACCGTTTTCTTCGACGTGCGGTTGGGGTGCGGTGCTCCGTTGCCGTCCACCAAGTTGCGCATCATTGCGGACGCCATGATCGCAAGACCCGTCTTGCCTGTACCCATGAAGTGCGCAGCCATCATGCGCCCGCCGTTGTTTGCCAGTTTCTGCAAGGCTGTTATCCGGTGCTCGCCCGGCTGGAACCCGTCGTCGTCTGCGCGCATGCCGCGCAGCAGCCCGTCTGGGTTGATGTTGCCGTTAGGCTGGATGAAGTCCTCCGTCTTCGCGATGTTCTTGCGCCCGACTTGCTCGGACACACTGCGTTCAGCGACCATCGCGATATCGAGCATCGCCCGCACGCGATCCTCCATCATAAATCCGCCAAGTGCTTTTCGCAGTGCCGGTAGGTCGGATATGTTGATCCCGATCGGCGCGTCGTCTGCGTCCTGATCAGGATCGAGCGCGGGCTCGTACACGCCCTCCATTTGGAGGATGCGGTCACGCGTCATAGATCCGTCTTTAGGCAGCTTGATCCTGATTACGCCCGACCCTTCCTCGATAGCCGACCCTGTGACCACTTCGTCTGCGTACAGAAGTACGTGGCTCTGCAACGGCTCCACAAACCTACGCCGCACGTCCTTTTTGCCAGTCGCCGGAATGATGCCAGCTTCGCGCGGCGTCACTGCGTCAACGCGCAGCAGCACTTGTTTGATGCCCGCGCCTTGCCCTGCTTCGGGCATCACAGTCCAACCGTCCTTCGCTCGCTTGATCACGCGAGCAAGTATCCGCTTGTCGCTGCCGGGGTAAAGAATCCACCCGATCACACCGGGTTTGATCGGCACTTTCTTTTTTGCTTCGCCGCGACGATCGATCACACGCGGCAAACGGATCTCGTTATTCGCGTCGAGCAGTTCGTCAATGCGGATACTGGACTTGCCCAGTTGCCTTGCCCAGTAGTCGCCAACGACTTTCGGCGGTCCCTTGCCGTCCCACTCGACTTCGATATGCGCCAGACCGCGTTCCGCGCCTTGCTCTGCCTTGCCTGAAATAGACACCCATGTGCGGCGGGGCTCAGTGGCTTCTGCCGCCTTGCGCATCAGGTCAATCAAGTCGCCTGCGTTTTGAATGTCTACGCGCCCGCCTGGATTCAGCAGCGACGCCAACACAGGGTCCATGATCTGCCCACGCCCGTAGCGATGGTTCTCGGCAAGGATCGACGCGCCAGTGCAGCCGCCGATCTGCTTCGCCAACTTGTGCGGGTCAGTCGGCATATCCTCCGTCAACACGGTCCAACGCCAGTTGCCGTTGCCATCCGGCAACTTAATTTTGTCGCCAGTCGCAAACGCGTTCGACGCGTTCACCCAAATTTTGGTCCACGTTCCATCAGGGTTGCGTTGCTCGTACAACTTCGCCGTCAGCACGGGCTCATGCTTCCCCGTGACCGGATCATAGAACGTCTGCGCCATGCTCTTGCCGTCGACAGTCTCGCGCGCCTGCATCGTCTGTCGTTCAGGCGGCGCTAGTCGGATACCGTTGAATTTGAACGTGCCCGACTTCGCCATAAACTCTTCGGGCGAAATTTCGACAGGCGTCCATTCGTGGCGCTCTTGGATCGCATCCTCGCCCTTCGCGTGCAGCTTCGCCACGCGTCTGCGCTCAAACTCTAACGTGCCTGGTATCTTCGCGCGCCCTTCCGGCGTGAGGTGCAAGCCAGCAGCCATTTGCTCATCAGTCGCGTTGCCGAGATTGCCGCCTAGCGCATTGAAAATCTTGCGCCCAAGGTTCGTTTTTCCGCCCTCCCAGAGTTTGCCTTTTTTGTCGTACAGCTTCGTGTACGCAGCAATCGGATCGTCGCCCAACTCCGCGACGAACTTCTCGATCTTCGCGTCGCCCTGTCCGAGAAACAGAGTCGCCTGATCGGAGTCCAGCAGGTTGCCTTTTTCGTCGTAGATTTCCTTCATGTACTCGCGCGATCGAAACTTATTGAAGAGGCTGCCCTCGTAACGAGGCAACTGCGTCACTGGGTCGATCGTCGCGGGCATGCGGTCCCAGCCAGCCTCTTCGTCCTTGCTGGCAGGCCCAACACGCATCATCACCGTGCGACCGTTGACGGTCATTGTGTAGAACTGATCTTTGTCGCTGTAGTATTGGCCCGCTGTAGATGCAGGTGATTCGTGCCTCGCACGATGCAGCAGCTTCGACACGGGCGTGACGGGCGCAGCGTTCCACCAGCGCAACTCTTCGTCCGGTGTCGCCAGCATTTCGGCCAACGGGCGCAACTCATGCAGCACGTTCTCGCGCATCCACTCGTAATGCTCGGGCGCGACCATCGCAAGTTCCTTCGGGTGCGTGTGCGCGCACGCAAAGGTTTCTGCGAAGTCCTCTTCGTATTTACTGTCTGGGCCACTTCTGGGATTGCCGACTTGCGCGTAGTTCGACACGAACTTCTGTTCCGTATCCCGCATGCGTTTCCAGTCGTCCCACAGACCAGGCTGCTGAATCTCTATGATGAAATGCCGCGCATGACCGATTTCGTGGAGCACAACCTTTTCGGTGCGAGTCAGCGACCCATTGAAATTCGGATCCCCGATCGGCACTGTGACAATGTTCTGCCCTACTTGGATCTCGCCGGTATTTGGACGGTAGAACGCAGCAGCCCCGTATTTTTCCAGATACTTTTCCGGGTCGTCACCGTCTCCGACCATCCAAAACTTCGTGACGCCATGCGCCTTGTTTCCCCAAGAACGAGTAGTGGCACCCCCTGCTGACTCGCCGTGGTCTTCGCCGTCCTGATCCGCTTCGGCTCGCGCCAACACCGCTTCAGCGCGCTTCAGCGCAGCGGTTTGCGATGCCACTGATTCTTCTGCGGCACTCAAGGCACGCGCGATATCGTTGTTTTCGTCGGCGGTCCTGTCGCCAGCCGCGTTGAACGATTCTTTAGCCGTATCTAACGCTTTCTTCGCAGCCTCCAGCGCAGCTTTGAAGTCCGTCACCTTTGCTTGCGCGCGTGCCACAGCAGCCGCCAACGCGACTTCTTCAACGGCTGTGCGCTTGCCTTTTTTCTTCTTGCCGCCTTTCCCCAAACCCACGATGCGCCGGGTTTCCTCCGACATGAGATTCACGGCGGCGAGGATGCGCGCGTTGGGCGAACGCGTGCCTTCGCCAGACGCTTTCTCGGATTCGATGAAGGGCGCGACGTTTGCCTTGTTCCACGCGTCGCCAACGATCACGTTCCCCTTCAGAGTCTCGCCGCCGAACGCCTCTGAGATTGCGGTTGCCGTCGCCTCCGCAGCAGTAATGTTCTTAGACTTCAGGTGCGGATATAGCTTCACCAGATCAGCGATGAGGTGGTGGACGTGCTTCGCGTCTGGGTCGATCGAATCTTTATGCGCCTCGCGTTTCAGATCATCGGCGTACCAATAGATCCACACCAGCTTGCCGCCGACCATCGAACGCTCACGACGGATATACTTGTGCGCCGCAGCAGGCGTGCCTGTGCTGCGCGAGAATGCCTTCAACAGCGAACCGCCGTAAGCGCGTGTCAGTGGGATTACGAAGCGCATGATCAACCTTTCGGCGGGTGTCCGCTCAACATGAACGGGTGATGCAGGGTATGACACGTTACGCGAAAGTGCTGCTCTGTGCCGGGAGCGAACGTGACCATCGCGTCGACAATGGCGTATCCGGCTGGCGGCGCGGCGGGCGGCGCGTCTAGCGCAGTTACCGGGTTTTGAAACTGCGCCAGCAAAGCGCGGCGCTCGACTTCGCTTGGCCCGTGCACTGGGTCTATGCCCTCAAACGTGATCAGTCCGTTTGGGTGCCACACGATATAGCACGCTGGCAACGGTGCGCCGATGCGCCGTCGCCTACCAAGAAAGTACGAAACCTTATCCGCCATGATCAGAGCCCCATGAGTTTAAGCACGTCCGAACGTGCCTCGGTTGGTGCAAGCGCCAGTGCATCGTCACTGCCCCACATGACTTGCGACAAGCGTGGGAACTTCTCAATTAGGTCGAGCACGTACATATCGGGAGCGACCATATCAGTTCCCGCATCACTCTTGAAGGTAGACCCAACAGCATTGCGCAAGTCGCGTGTGGTGCGCACGTTCACCAAGCGGTTCCTGCCAGTGTGCAGATCGGTCATAATCATTTGCATCGGAGCGTACCTGCCTTGCGCGCCTGTCACGTCTGTGACAACGCCGGTTGCGTTAGCGAACCACTCACGCGAACGCGGTTGCTGCATCACGCGCTCTTCTGCAATGTGCCGCGCAGCTTCGCGTCGACCGATCTGCGACACGCGCCGCCACTGCTCACGCGCATACTCGGCCTTGTGTGTATCCGACCCGGCGCGGTCGAGCAGCGTGCGGAACCGCATGCGCTCGCGTGCACGCCACTCGCGCACGTCCGCAGTCGTGACCTTGCGGCTGTCCGCTTCGATTCGTTGACGCACAGTCAGTCCACCGCGCACAACTTCCATTGGGATACGAAGCCGGTCCTGCGCACGCGACACCGTAGTCTCTGCTTCTTCGCGCCCACGCAGTGCAGTGCGCACAATACCCAGCGCCTCTTCGGTAGCGTGGTCCAGCACGTCGTATGCGGCGCGTGAACTGAGTTTGCGAAGCTCGCCATCCGACCCAAGGCGGTGCACTTCCAGATCCTCTGCAATCGCGCGCGTCGACTGTGGATCGGTGCCAAGGCCAAGCCGCCGTCGCAGTAGCTCTGCGCCATCCAAGCGGTACTCCATGCGTCCGATCGCGACGTGCATCTTTTGGACGCTGTGCAACGCAAACTCGATATCGTGCCGCACTTGGATCCTGTCGTGCTCGCTCATACCAACGCCAACGCCCGCACCGGGCAATACATCGGCGGTGCCGCCGAACCAATCCGACCCAGTGCTCTTGCGCTGCCCGTCGATAAACTCGGCAAGCTCGCGCGCCAACTCAATCTTGCCGGGGTAGTCCTTGCCCGACACGATCTCGCCAGCCTTCAGGCTGTAGCGGTGCAACGGAATATCATCGTCTCTGCCCGTCTGTAGCCCGTCGTGCATATCGCGTTTCTTCACGTTCCACACGCGAGCGATTGCATCCTCGGATACGTCGCCGCCACCGCCCTCGCGGTTCGCTGCGCCGCGCGCAGCAAGAAAGCCAGGCAGCATGCGTGTGACTCGTTTCGGCAAACTCACGCCTCCCGCAAACTCCCGCGCGCCATGCAATCGAGCGTACTGGCTTCCAACGGTGATGATCGCAGCGCGCAAACTATATCCGCCAGTGTAATCGTCAATCGCATGCAGCGCGCCCTCCATCGCCGCCGACTGCATGTCCTCGCGCGATTCATTCGTCAGGCGCACGCCCACCTTCGCAGCCGCTCGCTTGGCGACGCTCTTGATCGTGCTGCCCAACTCCGACAGCAGCCGCACCTTGTCGGCGTCTGGCATCGCCAGCACCTCGTCTTCGACAGCGTGCGACACGCCGTCTGCGTCAGCGCGGTACAGCACGCGCAGCTTGCGCGGGTATGCGCCGTTCTCGGCACCGTGCAGCACCGTGCCGGGCTTCGCCGTGCTGCCTTCGTATACCGGCGTCTTCTCGCCAGCGCCGCCCCTCCAGCCGGTCGTACGCTTGCTGCCGCCGCCAACCGTAATGTCAGGCCCACGCACACCAGGCGCAGCCTTCTTTGGCATGCCGTGCTCGACTGGGTAAATGCGGTCGTGCTTCACCAGCACGGGATCGATGTTGGCGGGCGCGTTCACGTCGCGCAGCGACGCCCACCCGGCGTCTGCATCGGGATCGACAATCTCGTACAGCTTCGCAGGCTGGCCCGCGATCTTTACCGGATGCTTCGACTTCGGATCGATGCCGCCGCGCGTCCAAGGATCGATCGTAATGCCGCCGCCCTCACGCCGCACGTAGTCCCAGTACGCAGGCGTCTTGTCGTACCGACCCGCCACGAAGTCGGCTTCAGTCAGCACAGCAGCTTCGTGCACAGCATCATGCGCCGCACTTGGACTGCGCCCCATGTCGGGATACCAGTAGTCCCAGCCGTCAGCAGTCTGCTTGTGGTAGCCGCCTTTCTTGCTGCCAGGGATCGGGAAGAATCCAGCAGGCACATGCGCTGTCGCGGACTTGCGCAGAATGGTGAGCCTCGGAAAGCGCATATCCGACTTCGCGACCTTGCCAAACACATGCGCCAACATCGTCAACGCGTTGATGCTCTGTTGCTGTTCGTCACGTTCGTCCGTGTGCCGCGCCGCAGACATAGCAGCAGAGATCAACTTGATCGGCATAGACACGAGTCTGTTCGCTGCTAACGACACAGCGTCTGCATGTATCTCTTGACGGATATCTTCGGCAGACGGCGGATCCTTCATGCCCTTCATTTCGCGAGCGACAAACTCCGCGCACACGTCGATCATGCGATCGACCTTTTCTTGCGGAGGGTTTTTGCCAAGCGCGTCCTTAAGCTCGTACAGCCCGACACCCACGGTGTAATCAGTGCCGTAGACAGTCTTGCCTGTGCTGTCGTGCCCAACAGACGCATGCCTTGTTTTCAGCCCAACGCTAGCTGCCAGCGGAGCCGCCACTTCTTCATAGTTGGAATCGGGACCGTACTCGACCGCAGCACGCTCTATCTTCGCAGGCACTGGTAGCGATGCCTTCGCCGCGCTCGCTTGCACAGCAGGCTTCGCAGCAGGTCCGTCCGCAGCTTTTATTTTGGCGACCATCGCATGCGCGTACGCACGCGCAGCCTCCAGCGTCTTATGCTGGATTGTACCGCCGACCGTGAATCCAAGATCCGTGTCGTGCAGCATCGAGCTATATCCGCGCGGCCCGTTGTCGAAAATCCGAACCTCAGAGTCTTCTGTCGCTCGGATAACCTCGATAGGCTTTGCGCGCGGCGGTTCCTTCGCCCACTCGGGAACAGGCTTCGCAGTGGGCTTCGCCGCACTCGCATGAACAGCAGGCTTACGCTCATCCTCTGGTACAAACGTCCCAGCAGAATTAGCCCTGTGCCAACCCGCGCCCCACTCATCATAGAGCGCGATGAAGGCTTTCGTATTGCCCTTGTACTCGCTCACCAACTCGTTTTGAAAAGTAGCGTCTTGCCGCGCTATCGCCATTTTACCGGCGTTGAACGCAGCCTCGCCTAGTTGGCGTGCGCGTTGCGCGTGCTCTGCCGATATAGCAGGCGTCTTCTTCGCCGCGTGCACGTCGTCTGCGTACTCGTAAATGTATCCGCCCTTGCCGTCCGCGCGGCGCGACTTGTACTTGTGCCCCGCGCGCATGCCGCCGCGTGCTTTGATCAGATCGCGTGTTTGGTAGATCGCCATAGCTCACCAACACAGTGCGGGCCGCACCGCGCGCACGCCGCATGGCGTACAGCACACACGCAGTGCGACCCGCAACACGAAACTACTGACTGCCGCCGACAGGACGGAAGCCCGTGCAAACGATGGTGGCGACCGCAGCGTTCGCAATGTGCCCCACCGCGAATGTCACCTTCCACGTATTCGGCGCAGTGTCGGGCGCGATCACGAACGCGGTCGCTGCCGCAGCGCCAGTGATCAAGTTGACCTTGACGCGTGCACCAGCGACGCCCGGCAAGTCGCGCTGCATGACCGGCGCAGCGGGCTCGTACAAGTCCACAATCGCGGGCTCAAACGGAATGCCCGACAGCACGCCGCCCACGCCGCCTGCCCCCGTCACGGTGCCCACGAACACCTCTGCGGCATGGCGCATAGCCTCCGCAGACTCCGCACGATCCGCGTAGGGAACGCCCGCCGTACCGCGCACTGAATTCTGTCTCTCTGCATACGTTGATCTAGCCATCACAATACCTCGCTCACTCAGTTGTCTCGACTCGCATTCCCAACATAGGCGCAGAGTCCTGCCCAAACACAAAACTCACGTCAGTGCCACGAATATCCGTCGCACCAAGTCGCAACGCTAGAACTGAATCGACCACAGCAGGATCGAACACTCTGCACGAATCAACGTCGAACCGCGCACCCTCTATTTCAGGCCATGTGTGAATAGCCGCATGCGACGTCGACAGCACCACCACAGCAGTCAGCCCGCCTTCGTCTACGTCTACGTCGTGCCCCATGCGCTTCAGTGTTTTGGGCACGTCGTAAATGTGCGTGCCCAGCGCAGTCATATCAATCGCAGCGATCAGCGCCGACATGCAATCGGATAGCAACCCTACGTTGCTAAGTTGCGCAGCAGGCGCACGAAACGTACCGGCGTATTTCGTACCTGATCGATACATGCGGCGGATCCTCCCACACGCTCGCAGGCTAGACAATACCAGCGGGCGACTGCGACGTTGCGTCCGCGATGAAATGCGTTTGCAGCGCAGCCAACACGCGCGGCCCCGCGTCGATCTTTTTGGCTGAAATGTTGCTGTGACAAACGTATCCGCTGAACGAACGCAGTTCGCTTAGCGTCAGCAACTCGCAGAACGGCGCACCTTGCGCGTCGGTTTGCACGCGCCGCGCAACGCTTGGCACCGCCGTGCTCATGGCGTCCACCAACTCTAGCAACGCGGTGTACTGTGCCGGTCGGAAGTCCAGCAGCTTTCGATTCGCGCCGTGTATGCGCGCCGTGTACTTCTCACGATCCCTGCCACGCCACAGCGCCTTCGGGTTCATAGGGGATACGCCGCTGCCAACGATCTCGATTCCCCACGAGAACCCGTTCACGCGGCCCGCGTCTGCCGTATCGCAAACCAAAGGATCAGCGAACTGCCACACCGTGCCGTCACCGCCGATCGCAAACTCGATTCCAAGTCCGCGCTTCACTAGCGTCCGAAACATCGTATCCGGTTCGTTCTCTGCGCCCGTCCAATGCAGCACGGCCAGCGTCAACTTCTGCACGCGCGCTTTGTTCGCGCCCATGCCCGGTTTGAACTGTAGCCCGTGATCGTCCCACGTCACCACGCGTGACGTGGCAAGCGCATACGGCATGCCACCCACGATGATACCGGGGCTTGACGTCGCGATCTTCATCGCTTCCCCAAGTCAGCAGGCGTGATCGGTTTCGGCACTGGCCGCTTGGCCTTGCCCTTAGACGCCCGCACGATATCCGCCACCAGCCTAACCGCGTCGACCAACGTGCTTAGAATGCTCATGGCACCACCTCACTTACCACTGCGAACGCAGTCTGGTTCACGTCGTAAATTTCGAGCAGCACCTCGCACCGATCGGGCGGTAGCTTCGGAGGCTCGCGGCAAACGTCCACAGCGAAGTCTCTAAGCCGTTCCGTCGCGTCGCCCCACTTGTCTACGGCGGCAGACGCCCGTTCCAGCGGAACGCCCGCGCAGCCGGTCAGTAGCAGGCCCAGCAGTAAATGCTTCATGGCCGCAGAGTACACCCGCTTGCCGTTGCCGTCACGTAGCCAGCGGCAAACGCTTCGGTCGCTTAGTCGTTGCGGGACGCGCGCCGTGCTGCACGCCGTCACACCACAACTCATGCAGGTACAGGTACACGCCGTCAGGCATCACGCGCTTGTGATTCACAAGGTATCCGCGCTTAGTCAGCGCCGCGATGAACGCCGCGTCTTGTGCCCACGCTTTCATCGCCTTCGCAGCAGACGCTCGACAGCAGTACCAAGCAACATGATCGACACCGCCCACACGACGGCTGCGACTAGAGGGTGCTGCGCAATCTGAAAAGCGTAACTTTGATAATCCATAGATTAGTCTGTTCAACACTTTTCTAGTGCGCCCGGCAGCAACACAGACGAAGAGTATAAGCCGTCCGAAAGCCATATCCGGGCTGTGCCCGCCTGCATGCAGGTGCTTACGAAGTGGCGCGTTCAACGACAAGGCCCAGCACGCCGGGCTTGTACTGCATCGGTGGCGGCATGCCTGCGACAGCCTTCTGCGCTTGCGCTCCGGTCACTAGGTAGCGTGCGCCGTCGATCAACACCGTGCTTCCGATCAACGTCAACGGATATGCTTTGTCCAAGCGCACCAACGCAACATGCGGTTGCCCTCGCACCACAAGCCAACTCAGTGCGTCGAACGAAACAAGCACTTCGGGTTTGCGCGCAGCCTTCATCGCACTGCACTACCGTTAGCGACGGTACTGATTATCCGCAGCCTTTCCTCAAGCTCTTTCACGCGCGCAGTCCAGCGCTCGCACTCTTTTTCCAAGCGCAACACGTCAGCACGCATCGCATCCACGCCACCCGGATACGCAGGGAGCGCTGCGCCTTGGCTATACATCACGGCGGCAAGCATCGCAGCGAAGTTGGCAACGTCCGCGCATTCACGCACGATGGCTTCGGGACTCTCAATCGAAACCGCGTCCGCGAGTTCGCCCACTTCCACGCGCAGACCATCGAGCAGGACTTGCGGACGCAACGTCGACCAATGCCCCTTGTGCGTGTTCTCGCGCAGCTTCACCAGCATGTGTTCGCCAAACCATTGCACCAGTTCAGCTTCAGTGTTGGCGGTTCGTTCTGGCGTAGTCATTCGCTCGGTTCCTTTGCTGCGGGCTTGTACGTCAACACGCTCTTGCCGGTCACGCCACACTCACGCGTATCCGACTCGACTGCGTAGCCAGCCTGCACAAGTTCGCCTACGCGCTTCCAGACGCAGCGCCCACCAGCCTTGCCCACGCGCTCCGCAATCTCGGTTGCGGTTTGTGGTCTGCCCGCCTCAGTGCATGCGAGACACATTGCAGCGTACACCGCAGCACGCGCTGGGCTTAGGTGCCTCTTCACGTCGTGCCACGCTCGCACGCTTGTCTGCCGCGCAGTCGCACGCGTATCGAACAACCCTAGTTGGCTATGGTGTGCTTTGCGCATCACTCACCCTACCGGATATGCCGTCCCGCATTGCGACGCGATCACGATCAGCATCACGCAGCACCACGCGCGAAGGGCTAGGTCGATGGCGGTCAAAACGGCGCCCGCCCTTCTGGCGATCGAGCGTAGACTAACTCAGCCTTCAGCCACTCGACCGCCGCGCGGGCTTCGTCGCGTTCGCGTAGGTGTTGGTGCCCCACGCGTATCCGATTCGCGGCCCACTCCGGTTCGTTGCGCACAAGCCATTCAAGCGTGCACGGCGTGCCGTCTGATTTTTCATAGTTCTCGCTCATGCCCCGTCGCCCCTTTTATCAACTCGGCACAGTGACGCTCGCACGCACTCGCCTCTGTCAGTCAGCAACACCACTTGCACGTTACCGGATACCCAAACTTTGCTGCGCGTAGTCAGGTGCAATGTCTCGCCGTCGATTGCCACCGCGACAGCCGTACCGATCTCGTCTCCCGATCGCAGCGGTCGCGTAGGCAACGGCAACGGGCGGCGCGGCTTATCGATCGCAGCCTGCGTAGCAACGGGCGGGTTGACGTCGAAGCGCTCACCCACGCTGTCACGCAAGCAACGGGTCAAGTGTCTGCCGCAACGCATGCAGCCCGCGTCTGCCAGCGCCGGTCCACCGCGCCAATGCACCACCAGCGCGCACGATGCGCATCGCCCGCGTCGCTCGCGCATGTGCGTCACTGCGGCACCAGACGCCCCAACGCGGATACAAGTTCGTCTTGCGTTTCGTACACGCATGCGAGTTCTGCACGCAGCGATGCAATCTGCTTCATCGCTGTAGCGAGCGCGCCGCGAGTGTAGGCCAATTCGTCTGCCTCGCGGCCAGGGTCACGCGACCAGTCCTTGTCGTCAATGCGCACAGTCGTGTCTGCATGCTCCGGTGCGGTCACGGTCGCCGGTTGCTGCGCGGCCAAGTGCACACGCCGCGCTCTGATTCGTGCATATTCCGGCGTCCCTTGGGTCGGCCTATAGGCGCAGTCTCCGGGGTGGCAACCGTGCTCGCGATCCATCGGCCAGTCGCATACCTCGCAACGCTTGACGCTCTCATCCGCAGCGGCGAACGGTCGCGGCGGCACCCTGTTAGCCTCTAGCGCATCGAGGGCCGACTCAAGGCGCGGAAAGTGTGCGTTTGAGTAGCGCGCCGAGTTGTTGAGCGCTTCTTGAGCCGCCTCCGCGACTTCCAGCAACAGTGCGTGCTCGTGCACATGCAGCGCGCCAGCGGGACGTTGCGACGGGTGCGTAGGTTCCAAGCACTGCCCGCCTTGCCCATGCCGGGTCCAACTACCGCACGCAGCACACCACCCCGTCACGCCCGGCGTCTCAAGCTGCTCTTCGTGTTTTCGATTGCGCATGCGGCTTTGTACCGGATACGGCGGCGCGGTGCTTTTCGGCCACGTCGACAACGTGCACGATCAGCATGGCTTCTTCGGTCGTGTAGCCCTGTGCGACAAGGGCGGCTACGCGGGATGCAGTAGTGTCCATGCGCGGTAAGTAGCACTTCGGTATCCGTCGCGCAAATGCGGTCACAGTTTCGCGTGGTCGCGCCGCACCGCGTCCGCTTTGTCTCGCGCTTGTTTGAACGGCTCGCCGGGACGTATGGGGCGATCGTTGCGTGGTCGGAATATCTCTCTGTACGCGTCGTGCAGCATCGCGAACGCGAACGGGTGCTTTGTCATTAGCCGCATGCGGTCGTAGAGATACAGCCGCGTTAGCTCCGCTGCGTTCTCGATCGGGTTGGTGCTCGCGTACTTCGTGCAAAAGCCTTCGCCCCTGCTCTTCGCGTACAGCTTCGCTTGCCATGCGCGCACGGGTTCGACGCCGCCCAGTCGGTACATGAGCCACACGTTCAGGCTGTGCCCCAGTTCGTGACGCACAACGGCTTCGACGCGATCAAGCGGTATCGTGATCGCGAGCCTGATCTCGTTGCCAGTCCAGTAGCCCAAGTCGTGATCGTCCAACGCGTTGCCCACGCGCGGTTGATCCTCGCAGATCAGAGTCACGCCTACGCGCTTGTCGAATATCGCTTTCGGCGTCTCTGCAATCACACGGTCGATGATCGCTTTCTTGCGCGGGTCGCCTATGTGCACTGCGCAGCCTGTATCCGGTGACGTGCCTGCAAACGTCAGCAGCACACCACCGGCTTTGCGCAAGTCGCCGGGAAGCAGCGCGGCTCGCAGCATGCCAAGCGGCACAATGTCGCCGTCGTCATTCAGCCCCCAGCCGTGCGGTATGTGGATCAGTTCGCAGCTACACCACGGGTGCACTGGCCCGATCACAGGCTTCCACGAAGCGCGACGCACGCCCACGTTCGTACCGTTCGCCGTCAACGCGGATAACGGAAACACGCGCGGCTTGCTACCAGGCCCAGCCGTTAGATGCAGGCGCACGCAATCATCGCACGCACGCGGTGACGGCAACTTGTAGACCATGATCTGTTTTGGGTCGCCTTCGCGTGACACCAGCCCAGCGCTGATCCCAGCCTGCGATGCAGACTGCGTTTCGGTTGCTGCGATGCGCCCAAAGTCGCGCGACCAATCTTTTGTTTTGTGGCCCAGCTTGCTTGCTACTTCGCGCCACGCGTCACGCCTCGCAATGCTGTCGACAACCTCATCACGGATATCTTGCTCGTACGCGGCTTGCAGTGCTGCGTCAGCTTCAATCGCAATCGTACTGAAGTCGTCTGCAATGCGGTTGCCCAGCCCGACAATCTCATTCGCTGCGTGATGCTCTGCCCATGCACGCGCCGCCTCTTGCTGCGCCGTCAGCGGGAACGATGCTGCCACTTCGTGCGTCACGCGCACACTAAACGGACCCGTATCCGGTTCGTCTTCGCCGGGCATGCCTAGCACACCGGGCATTGCGTTGCCTGCATGCGCTGGGATCGGGTGCCGGTGTTCGTGCACGGTGAACGGGTCGGCTGTCGTGTCTGCCGCCACGGGTTGCCTGCGTAGCGTGCGCCGCACCGCAGCCGCCGCTACGCCCGCTGCGCCGATGCCAGCCGCCACTACGCCCACCCCCAGCGCTGCCAGCCCCTGTGCAGCCGGTAGCGTCAACGTCTTGGCCCTTGCTCGCAACAGCGGGTCACGGCCCAGCAGCACCCCGTAGTTGTAGGCGTCCGCAATCACGCGTGCCGCCTCGCTCGCAGTCTCGCCATGCTGCGCCACAAACGAGTAAGCGAGATCGCGCGGTAGCACTCCCTTGTCGATCAAGCGTTGCACCGTCTCCGCACTCACCACACCAGGCCCGATCATCGTGGCGATAAATGCCAAGTGCGCATCACCGATCAGAGTGCGTATGTGCTCCATGTGCTCTGGTGGGATCAACGGCTTCGTCGCCGGATGTTCGTCAACGGCTTTGCGCAGCGTGTCTATGGCGTGGTGCTCTGCATGCGCGCGGATACGGTTCACAAGCATATCCAAGTGTCTCTGGTACGCCACCGTGAGCACTTCGCAGTTTTGCTCCATCGCCAAGTAGTGTCGGAACGTGCGTGCTGCGCCTCGCAGCGGCTCCGCTTTCAGCAGTACGTGTTCGCCCACGATGGCTTGCGCCACGTCCAACGGATGCATGTCTGCCGGTGCTGTGTACGAGACTCGCGGCTTCACCATAGCGACCCCTGCTCTGGGTTTGGTGGTGCCTTCCCGCGCTTGACAGATACGGTTGGCGCTTCGCCCGCTTCCGCGTTGTCGAACAGCGGCGCGTGCCCGGCGATGCGAGCGCGAGCGATCTCTACATATCCCGCGTCACGATCAATGCCGATGAAGTTGCAGCCCTCTAGGCGCGCAGCCCAGCCGGTCGTGCCCGAACCCATGAACGGGTCAAGGCACACGCCGCCCTTGCGCGTCACGAGTTTCACTAAGTACCTCATTAGGGCAAGCGGCTTCACTGTCGGATGGTGGTTCGCGCGTTGCTGCGCGCCACGGTTGCGCGGGTTGTCGCCGCCTGGATCGCCGTCGTTGCGCGTCTCGTCACGCTTGCGCTGCGCCATGCCGTCGAGTCCGCTCTCGCGTTCGGCGCGGCTGGACTTCGCTGTGTAGAAGAAGCGCGCGGCGCTGCCGGAGTCGCATTGCCCTTGAGTGTTGCCGCCACTAACCCCAAAAATACCAGCGCCTTTACCATTGCCCTTGCTTTCGCGCCAGTTGCTCGTAGTCGTCGGAAACGCCGCGAGCACTTCGGGGCTGCCGTCGTGGATGAGGTTGGCGGGCCAGCGGCCGAGCGTTTCGGCCTTGGCGACGTTGCCACGGACGCGCTCGGCATGCGCGGCCCTTGCCCCGTCGTCATGCTTCCACGGCCGATCCCACCCCTCATGGTTTGTAGAACAAACCGTGTCGGCCTGTTCTGCTCCTCCCCCCAGCTTGTCTCCAGTCCCAACGCGACACCCGTCAATGTTGATTGCACCTGTGCCGTGCTCTAACACGTTGGCGGCGACGGTGCCGATCAGCGGCTTGCGCGCCATCGTGATCGGTTCAAGCGCGGGCTTTAGCGCCG